GCCTGCCCTGCTACACCAACTTCGGCGCACGCGGCGCCGGCGCTGGCGTCATGCCCATCGGTGACGGCTCCAACGCCGGAACGGCGGGCACGCCCTACGATCTCACGCTTGCCGTGGTCAACGCCGCCATCCAGCAGTGCTGGCAGGCCGGTGGCAACCCAACGATGGGGATCATGTCCGGCAACATTAAGAACTACTTCGCCACGCTCAGCCAGGGCGGAACCGGCAACCCGATCGTGGCGCAAAATATCGTGCAGGCATCACCAACCGGCGAGATGACCATCCAGGGCGCGGTGGACGTGTACCGCACCAACTTCGGCACGCTGCAGCTGACGCCGGATCGCTTCTGTCCGGCGCATCAGATTTTGCTCGTTAGCACAGATTACGTCGAGATGGCGCCGTTGCCGGAAAGGGATTTAGTCCAGCAGGACTATGCCCAGACAGGAGATAATTCCCAAGGTGGGGTTATTTTCGAGGGGTGCATCAGGCCAACGGCGCCGAAAGCTCACGCCTGCATCTTCGATCTTAACCAGTAGCGATATACGTTCGTGGATACACCGTTCTTCGAGTCCTGGAACCCGGTAACGCAGCGGTCAACCGAGATCGTGACCGATGCGGAAACCGGGCTTCCGGTCATCATCACCTCACAGAATACCCGTCCCATTGTCGAGAGCGCGAAGCAACTCGCGTCCAACTTCGACAAGCACCGGCCGAACCCGGACGGCATCACCCACGTCGCCCGAATTCCCATGGTCATCTGGCAGCAGCTCCAGAAGCTCGGCATTACCCGCGACCAGAAGGCGCTCAACGCCTGGCTCGATGAGAGGGACAACCGCGTGTTCAGGACCGACGACGCCCGCAAGATCTGAAGGAGACCACCATGGCCAGCCCAACCAAACACGACGCTCCGCATGCTTCGCAGATGAAGCCCACACCGGGCGTTGGCGGCGCACCGGCAACCGCAGGTAGCATGCAGCCGACGCCTGGCCATGTTGCGCAGACGCCCGAGACCAGGGGCGCCGAGCCCCATCTGGTCGAGGGCACCGACAAGGTGCTGCTGCACCGGCTGTTCCCCGACGCCGACAGCAGCGCCGATGTAGAGGGCCTGGCACTGGCGCAGGGGCAGAAGACCTGGGAGCAGGGCGCGACGCTCGTGGCCGCGCAGCAGGAGCCGATTAAGGCGTCCGAGCAATGAGCGGCACCACCGAGCCAGTGCTGGTCGAGGGCCTCGACCCAGTGCTGCTGATCCGGCTGTTCTACGACGCCGATAGCATCAGCGCTGCCGGCGATGCGGCGCTCGCACAGGGCGTGGAGACCGCCGCCGCGGGCGCTACGCTTGAAGGCAGCCAATACGAGCCGATCCTGGGCACCGAAGCGCCAGCCGGCGGTGCCGCCCCCGTCAACGTCACGGTGCCCGCGGTGACGCAGGCAGCCGACACGCTGAGCTGCACCATGGGCACCTGGGACGGCGAGCCGACCAGCTATGCTTATGCGTGGAGTTTGGACGGCACCTCCATCCCAGGCACGGGCGCTACGCTGCCTGTCGTGGCCGCTGATGCCGGTTCAACGGCAACCTGCATCGTCACCGCCACCAATGCCGCAGGTTCCACGGCAGCCCCACCGTCCAATGGCGTCGTCGTGGTTGCGCCGCCCTGATGGCCTCGCTCGCGCAACTCCAAGCCGATGTCGCGTCCTACCTCAACCGGCAGGACATCCTGACCAATGGTGTCATGCCGGGGTGGGTGGCAGCGGTCGAGACGGAGCTGGCCGAAACGCTGCGCGCACGCTGCCAGGTGGCGAGCGCCGTGCAGCCGATCGACGCTGCCTACATCGCACTGCCCACCGATTTCGCCACCATGGAGTCCATCCGCGACAACACCACAGGCGAGCTGTTGGTGCTCAAGGATGAATGGAGCGGACATTGGAGCAACCAATATGCGCCGATCGGCTGGCAGCCCTATGATGCCATTACCGCGCTGAGCGGCCCCAGCGTGGCCTACAGGCTGGTGGCTAACTGTATCGAACTGCTTCCACATCCAACCATCCCAAATCCACCCGATCCGAGTTGGCGGCCGCAGCAAATTTTAATGGGATGGTACCGGAAGCCCAGACCACTCCTTTTGCCGACCGATACCAACCCGATCCTGGAGAACCTCTATCCGGTCTATTTGTGGGGTGTTGTTAAGCAAGGGGCCTTGTGGGCTTTGGACGACGACAGGGCGCAGCAGGCGGATGCGCAGTGGCAACAGACCATCACCAGGGCGAACCTTTGGAAACAACAATCAGATTATAGTGGTGCTCCATTGCGTGCCGAGATGGCGGCGACCTTCTGATGGCCACCAATATCACCTATCCCTTCGACTGCTACATGGCGCTGATGGTGGGCGGCACCGAGGTTGGCGGCATCGGCTACGAGCGTCGCCCGGCACACTTCGCGGACATCGGTGATGGTCGCATCGCCGCCAATACCACCAGCGTGCAGTGGCCGCCCTGCGGCTCCGACTGGGGGCCGATCGACGCCGTGACCCTGTTTGACGCGCTCGCCGGCGGCCACCCCCTCTGCACCGAGGCAGCGACCTCCGTCGTGCAGGGCAACATGTACGACCAACTGCGCGTGTCAGCATCGGGCTATCAGGTCGTCCACTCCCCGTCAGCGCCCATTGGCTTCGGTACGTTCTCCTGGGGCACCGGCCGCTTTGCCACCTATCGCCATCTGGTGCCGCCCGGCAGCAATATCGGCTCGCCCTACAACGTGGGCGGCTACGGTGTCGGCCCCTACGAGACGCTGGAGCAGACCGTGCTGCTGCTTCGCACCCTTGGCACCGTGGCGCTGTGCGGCAATCAACCCGGCGTCTGGACGCCGTCACCGCCGTGCGAGACCGGAGTGTGGGTGCCATCCAACGCCTGCAAGGCCGGCACCTGGGCGCCTGGCCCGTTCGATGTGGTGCCCGTATCATGAGCGGCACGGATTATACCACCACCCCCAATCTCGGGTTGTTCAAGCCGATCTCCAATCGCGCGATCGGGACGTGGGGCGATCTGTGGAACGCCAATGCCGATGTGCTCGATGCGGCAGTCGCCGGGTCAGGCAGCGCCGGCACAGTCACCAACGTGGCGACCTCGGGCGCAGGCATCACCGGCGGCCCGATCACCACGAGCGGCACGCTGTCGGTGCAATGGAACGGCGGCGCAGTCACCGCGCTCGACAGCACGCTCTCGCTGAGCGCCGGCACGCTCAAGGTGGCCAGTGCCCCGCTCACCGGCACAGCAGGCGGCGATCTGAGCGGGACGTATCCATCGCCGTCGCTGGTGACGACGGCCGTTACGGCTGGCTCCTACGGCGACGCCACGCATGTCGGCGCTTTCACGGTGGACGCCAAGGGCCGGCTGACCGCCGCGTCCAGTGTCGCGCTGACCGCGCCTCCGGTGGCGTTCACCAGCGTGACAGGCGTCGCAACGTACGCACAGCTTCCGAGCGAAGTGCAAAGCGTGCCGATCAGCTTCCCGTTCAGCGGCAAGCCCGCAACCGGCGCGGTGGTGAATGTGCCCATGGCCATGGCCGTGACAATTCCGGCATCGCTGGCAGGCGCTGTCGTTTACGACACCACGAAAACCACGGCCTCGGCGGTGTTCACGCTCAACAAGATCAGCTCGGGCACCACGACAGCGCTCGGCACCATCACGATAACGTCTACTTCGAACACCTCATGCACCCTATCCGGAACCGGAGGCAGCCTGGCGGTCGGCAACGTGCTGCAGATCGTTAGTCCCACCCAAGATGCCACATTAAGTGACGTTGGGATAACTATCCTGGCGGCGCGCGTCTGATGGCCACCGGCGGCTTCATCGGCTTTACGCCAACAGGGCGATCGATCGGGAACGCGGGCGCTAATTCCATCTTCCTGACGCCACTGGTCGCACAACAGAATGGCATTGCCACAGCGGTTCTGATCGACACCCCGAACGCCACGAGTAGCATCAGCTTCAAGGCACTGATCTACGATGCGAGCCATAGCGCCCTGCTGGCTACCGGCTCTGCCGTCACGTCAGTCGCCGCGAATTACAACCGATTACCGCTCACGGCCAATCTGAACGTGGTGGCCGGGACAACCTATTATGTCGGCTATGTCTGTTCCGCCAGTGCTAACGTAACGATCCAGTCGTCCGGTGGGCCAGGGGCATGGTTCCTTAGCGGAGGCCAGAGCGTTCCCAGCCCAGCTAATCCGCTGGTCGGTGGCGTGAGCCAGACCACCACGCTGATGTGCGCTCTCGAACTCGATGGCACCGGATCGGCCGGCTTCGGGTTTGGATTGGATCAGGGGGCAGGCATTATATTGTCGTCGTCCAACACCCTGGCGACGTTTAGCTCTGCCGTTAATCTGGGGGCAAGGAGCATCGTCACTCACCTTCCAGGCGATGGGAAATTTTACGCCGAAATCGCTGTCGGCGGGACACCAGGAACCAGCGTCGGCATAGGGATTCACCTTGGCGCCTGGGGCACGAACCAGGGAATTAACCTAAGATACGGCATCGGCGCGTTGTCGGCGCTCGGTAATGTTGTCGGCGGTGCATCCCTTGGCCTGCCATATGCTGCCGGAGATGTGATCGGGATATCTTACGATGCGATAAACAACTTCCTATGGTGGAACAAGAACAACGGCAGTTGGTTCGGCGCCAGCACGACAGCGGGCAACCCTACCGTGCCAAGCGGCGGGTTGGCTACAGGAACGGTATTGTGGCCGACGACACTCATGGTAGGCACGAGTAGTTCGGCTTCTCCTACATTTACCCTGCGCGATACAACCGGCGCCCTGCAATATGCACCGCCAGCCGGGTTCTCGGCGTGGTCGTCAGCGGCTGGCCCTGGCGTGATCGGCACGCAAGCCCGCGCGATGGTGCTGGCGTGAAGGTAGCCTTAACCGGCGGGGCGTACCAGGCGCACAGCGTCATCATCCTCATGAGGTGCCGGACATGAGCGGCAGCAGCGATTACACCACCACGACCAACCTCGGGCTATTTAAGCCGAATTACGATATGGACGACGGCGAATGGGGCGGACACCTCAACACCAACGCTGACACGCTCGATAGCGCGATCCACGCCCTGCAGACGACCTCGGCCGGCGTCACGTCATGGAACACCAGAACCGGCGCGGTAACGCTCACCACAGCCGATGTCACCACGGTTCTGCCAGCATCCACGACGCCGCCGCTGATGGATGGCACGGCGGCAGTGGGCACCGTTACCGCCTGGGCGCGGGCCGATCATATCCACCCGACAGACAGCACGCGAGCGTCGGTCGCCTCTGTGCCGCTGGCGTCCGCCACAACGCCGGCGATGGACGGCACGGCAGCGGTTGGCACCGGGACTACGTTCGCGAGAGCCGATCATGTCCATGCAAGCGATACCTCCCGGTATGCCGCATCGAACCCGTCCGGGTATCAGACCGCCGCACAGGTGGCGGCGACGGTCGGGAACTATCTGCCGCTGGCCGGCGGAACACTGAGCGGCAATCTCACAGGGCCTAACCTCACCGCTACAGCGGCGGTGGCGGCTTCGGCGGTGTTCTTCGGCCAACCCGGCGTAACTGACTTTTATGCGAATGCCTCCGGTAACATCCGGGCATTGTCGTGGCGGGCCGGCGCCTACGGCCTGCAATTCGACAATTCCACCGGAACACTTACCTGGATCGGGAACTCTGCCACTGCAGCAACGCTGGATTTCGGCGGCAACCTGACAATCACCGGGGCAAACGCCATCAAAGCCGGCGGCGGGTCGTGGGCGGCACCGTCCGACGATCGGCTAAAGCGCAACGTGGCGGACTACGGCGCCGGGCTGGCAGAAGTGATCCGGCTGCGACCCGTCTCGTTTGAATACAACGGAGCGGGGGGCGTCAAAGCTGACGGCGCCACCTATTACGGGCTTTCGGCACAGGCGACGCAGCCGGTCATGCCGGAACTCGTGAAGGAAACCCCGGCCGTGGGGGCGGATGGAAAGCGCCTACCCGACCTCCTGGATGGCCAACTCGTCACCGACCTCGGACCACTGACACTGGCACTCGTTAATGCGGTTCGGGAACTAAGCGAACGGATCGAGGCGTTAGAAACACCAGCCGCAAAGGAGGCATAGCCAATGGCAACCAACGCAGGCTCCATGTCGAACAGCGCCCAGCCCAACCCGCAATGGGTGCCGTGCGACGGTAAGCCGTATTACTGCCTCGATGCCAAGCAGCCGGTGCGCACCAAGGGTGTGCTCAGCGAAGGCAATCGCCAGGATTACATCAGGCAGGTCGGATGGCAGGGACGCAGGCGTGGTCTCGGCCCGCTCGGGTGGATCATCCTGATGCCATACGACGCCGGCGCCACCTGGAAAATCTCTACCGCCGACGATGGCGTCGAGACAGCGCTGACGCCGCCGATCCCGTGGCCCGGTAAGCCGCCGGCTGGAGTCAAGTAGCCATGAGCGACACCACCACCGCGAACTATGGGTGGACCCTACCTTCCATTGGAGCCTCACAAGATACCTGGGGCAATAAGCTCAACGCCGATCTGGTCTCGATCGACAGCGTGGTTTACGGACTGGCATCCGGCTACCTGCCTATTGCCGGCGGCGGCACGCTCAACGGCAACCTGACGATCGCCCCACCGACCGGCTACGCTTTACTTGTCCTCAATAAGCCAGGCACCACCACGGCGAACGGCGCAGAAATCTTTGGCTTGGCCGCCGGACTCCAGCGTTGGATGCTGGCGCTGGGAACCATCGAGGCTGAAACCGGCGGCAATGCCGGGTCTAATTTCGCCGTCTTCCGCTATGACGATGGCGGTAACCTGCTCGGTGAGCCATTCAGCATCAATCGCGCTACAGGTAACGTCAACGTCGCCCAGGCGCTCGCCGTCAGCGGCAGCCTTACCGCCAATGCGCTGAGCGCTACCTCGGTGACCGCATCAAACGGCACGTTCGGCGCGATGGTAGCCAATAGCGTCGTCAGTCAGAGCGGCTTGTTCCAGATCGCTCCCGGCTATGCGCTTGGACGCGGCAGCGATAGCACGTGGCGGTTCGTTGAGAACGGCACGGCGACCCTGACAATCGACCCCAGCGGCAATACGACCGTACTCGGCTCGCTGTCTGCGGGTGGTTCCTTGACCGCTGGCGTCGCTGTTATCGCTGCACAGCGGTTGAATGCGAGTAATGGAGCGACGTTTCTCGGTCCAGGCGGCTCTGGCGTCGCGCTGCAATTCAACCCCAACTGGTATTGGGACTGGAACAGCAGCAACGGCGTTTTGTCATGGAACACACCAGGACAGTTCTGGGTGTTCCGGGCCGCCGACAATCGCGCCTATAACAACGTCGGACCTGTCGGCGGTATCGGCCCCTACGAGAACAACTCCGATGCGAGGGGAAAAGAGGATGTCGCAGACAGCAGCCTGGGTCTCGCTGAAATCCTGCGGCTGCGGCCCGTCACGTTCAAGCGCAAGCTCAAGGGCGACCGCGTCGAGCTTGGTTTTATCGCGCAGGAACTGCGTGACGTTATCCCAGAGGCCGTGTCAGTCGTGGGCTTTGAATTGCCAGACGGTAGTGGCGGCATCGACAGCGACGCGCCGTCATTAGCGACCACACTCGATCCAATCGTGGCCACGCTCGTCAATGCGGTTAAGGAGCTGACCGAGCGCATCGCAGCCCTGGAGATCCAGGGTGCCTAGGCTCACCCAATCGCCACCACCAGGCATCGTGAGGCAGTCAACCGCCGAAGCCACATCGGGGCACTGGTTCGACAGCAACAACATACGCTGGCGCGGCGGCGTCATGGTGCCGGTCGGCGGCAATGCCGTGCTCACCGGCACCGACGTTGACGATACCCCGCGCGATGTCATCACCTGGCACGACAACACCTATCGGCGCTGGGCGGCCTACGGCACCGACACCAAGCTGTGGGCGTTCTGCTTCGACACCCAGGCGCTCTACGACATCACCCCGACCGGTGCGCCCCCGATCCTGCCGCCAGGCTACCGGAGCGGCTACGGCCTCGGGTTCTATGGCGATGGACTGTATGGCATCAGCAGCCCAGCAGGCTCGCCCATCGGCCCTCCAGGCATCCTCGGCCACATCACCGACTGGTGGTCGATGGACACCTTCGGTGAGCTGCTCGTGGTCGTCCCGACACAGGACGGGCATCTGTATTCATGGAACCCTAACACGCCCACGGTGCATGCTACGCAGGTGCTGAACGCGCCGACCGGTAACCGCGGCGTCATCGTGACCGATCAGCGCCAGGTGGTGCTGTATGGCGCCGGCGGCGATCCGCGGGCTGTCGCCTGGTCCGATCAGGAGGACATGACGGTCTGGACGCCGGACGTGACCAACCTCGCCGGGTCCAAGCAGCTCGTCACCAACGCGCATGCGCTGACCGCGTGCAAGGTCGGCAGCGGCGTCCTGCTGTTCACCACCAACGACGTGCATTTCATGCAATATGTCGGGCCGCCATACGCCTATGGCATCACCCAGATTGCGGCAGGCTGCGGGCCGATCTCGCCGCGCGCCGTCATTGGCGCTGGCTCATTTGTTGCTTGGATGAGCCTGCAGAACTTCTGGCTGTACAATGGCAACGTGCAGGCGCTCGGCTGCGACGTGAAGAACTGGTTCTTCAGCGTGCTGAACCCAGGCAGCATCGGCCGATTGTTCGGCAGCGCTAATCCGCAGTTCGCGGAAATCTGGTGGGACTTCCCAGACGAGAACTCATCGAGCGGCGAGTGCAACCGCTATATCGCGATGAACTATTCGGGCGTGATGCCAGGCGTCTATTCGGGGCAGGCTGGCTCGGTGGCTGGCTACTGGCTGTTGGGCACACGCGCGCGCACGGCGGGCGATCGGCTCGGTACGCTGGATTATCCGATCCTGGGCGGCCTCGGCCCCGGCGGCACAGGCGGCGCGCTCTATCAGCACGAGACCGGCTGGACCGACAACGGGGCGCCGCGAGCCAGTGCCGGCAAGGTCTACGCCGAGAGTGGATCAATTAACCAAGGCGAAGGCGACATCCGTTTCGCGGTGAAGCAGTTGGTGTTCGACAGCACGACGGACCCAGCACTAGTGAACAACTTCGGGTTCCGGTTCTTCGCGCGCGAGCAGCCGTGGGACAGCGCCGAGACTGATACCGGGCTGTATACACAAGTGCATGGCGGCCTGATGGATACGCGGGTGTCTGGGCGCAGCGTTCGGATGCGGCTGGAGGCGACGGTGGATGCGCCGTTCAGCGTCGGGCGCACGCGGATTGATCTCGTCAAGGCGGGAAGCCGCTGATGGCGACGCGCCCGGTTAGCCCAGCTCCTGCGCCGTTCATCGCTCCGGTCAGCGGCAGCCTCGACCAGCGGCTGGCGCAGATGGCTGATGCCATCAACCGCAAGGCCGATGCAGGAGGAGCGACAACAGCAGTGCCTTTCGTGGGCATTCGCTCGCCGGACGGCACGACCTGGCGTCTGATGGTGGATGATACCGGAGTTGTTCACACCCAGGCGGTGCCGCGGCCATGAGCTTGTCAGGCGCTGAGAAAGCCCATCGGCTGCAGAAGGCGCTAACCTACGGTGGCCACGCAACGCATCGGCTCGATGATGTGGTGCGGCTGCTCAGGGCCGGGGATGCCCAGCTATGGGAACATGGCGACGGCTGTATTGTTACCGAACTCAATCAATATCCGCTGCTAAAGGCGGTGCGCTACTGGCTGATCTTTGGCGAATTGAAGCAGTGCCTCGCGCTCGAATACCAGATCAACGAATGGGCTCTCGGAGAGGGGTGCAGCGTCGCCTTCGCTTCCGGCCGTCCTGGCTGGGGCCGTGTGGCCGCGCCTACCGGGTGGCGACCCTACCTGCCAGCATTCTATAAGCCGTTGCGAGGCTCTCATGAGATTTAGCGACGCCGGCCAGATCGATCACCTGACCTTCGCCGGTGTGCGAGGCCCTAAGAACGGCAGCCAGCAAACGGCACAGAACAGCACTAGCAACACGTCAGGCACATCGTCCACGCAACTGCCGTCGTGGCTGACGGGGGCAGCACAGCAGGCCGTCGGCACCGCGCAGACGCTGTCGCAAGACCCCACGCTGTTCAACCCGTATCCCGGCCAGCAAGTCGCCGACGTGTCGCCAGGCCAGGCGCAGGCGATCAACTTCGGCACGGCGATGAACCCGCTCGCGATGGGGGGACAGGTCGGCAACGCCGCAAACAGCATTTACGGCCAGATCGGCGGCATGGCTCTGCCGCAGCAACAACAGTATATACAGCAGGGGTTGGGGCAGGCGCAGGGGCTGCTCGGCGGCTGGGCTGGGCAGGGACCGGCCAGCGCGCAGGGCGTCGCACAGGACGCACGGTCGATGATGTCGCCGTATATCCAGTCGGTGATCGACCCGACCATGGCATTAGGCCAGCAGGCACTGACGCAGAACCTGCAACAGGTCGGCGCCAACGCCAACCAGGCCGGCGCATTCGGCGGCTCGCGGCAGGGCGTCATGGAAGGCGTGGCGCAGTCGCAGAGCGCCCTGCAGGAAAGCAACGTCCTCGGCAATCTGCTGAACACCGGCTACGGCCAGGCGCTGACGCAGGCGGGGAACCTCGCAAATACCCGGCAGCAGCTCGGGGAAAGCGCCGCCAGCACGCTGGGGCAGATGTATGGCAACGCTGGCAGCACGCTCGCCGGCTACGGGCAGTCCGACATCACCAACGCGCTGCAGGCTGGCCAGGGCATCCCGCAGCAGTATTTCCAGAACCTGCTCGGCATCGGCGCGCAGCAACAGGGCCAGCAGCAGGCCGGCATCAACGCTGCGATGGGCAACTATTACGGGACGCAACAGCAGCCGATACAAAATTTGGATTTGCTGCTCAGTGCGGTATCTGGCGTGCCCTACGGCACCACGGGCACCCAGACGGGCACCGGCGGCTCCACCGGCGGCGTGACGGGGTCCACCACTCCAGGGACCGGCAGCCAGGTCGCTAGCGGTATTGGCACTGCCGCCGCCGTCGCCGGCACCGTCGCGCTGCTGGTATGAACATCCGCGAACGCCTCGGCCGACACGACAAGATCGCATGCGCGTATTCCGGCGGGAAAGATTCCCTCGCGTGCGTCTATCTGCTGCGCGACTACCTCGACCGCATTTGCATTTACCATGTCGATACGGGCGATGAGCTGCCGGAGATGCGCGACGCCGTGGCAGCGGTCGAGGCCATGGTGCCGCATTTCGTCCGCGTGCAAACCAATGTCACCGACTGGATCGCAGCCAACGGCGTGCCAACCGACCTCGTGCCGCATACGGCGCACTATCTCGGGCAGGTGATGGGCGAGGGGAGCACACGGCTGGCCTCGCGTTACGATTGCTGCCGGGACAATCGCGCCGGCCCGCTGTTTGCCAGGATCGTGGCAGACGGCAACACGATGATGATCTCCGGCATTCGACAGAACGACATGCGGATCATGCCATCGCATGACGGCGATGTGCTGGACGGCATCGAGGTGTTCTATCCGCTGGAGACGTGGAGCACCGAGGATGTGCTGGCCTACCTGGCGCAGGTCGGGGTGCCGCTGCCGGCCTTCTATCCCGAACTGGAGCATGGCGTGGACTGCGCGGGATGCTCGGCCTGGTGGTCGGAGCGGCGTGGCGCGTGGCTGCGGCGAGCGCATCCCGACATCTATCAGCGATATATCGCGCGGCTGCGGATGATTGAGCAGGAGATCAGCGAGCCGTTGCGGCTGCTGGCCAGCGAGATAGCGACGGAGCATGTGCGATGAGTGGTTACACGCCGCTTCCCGATGTGCTTGCCCAGTGGGGCAACGAAGAGATCCCCGTGGGGCAGGGCGGGTTCGTTGATAGCGGCTCGTTCGATATGCCAAGCAGCGGCTCCGGCATTGACGCGGCGACCATCGCCAAGGCGTTGGGGCAAGCCAAGGAGGGCATGCCGCAGCAACCGGCTGCGTCGAACCTGCCGCCCGGTTCGTCGGCGGCCTCAGGGCAGGCGTCATCCGGCGCCTACAGCGGCAACCCCAGCAGCATGAATGCCTTCGTCCAGATGCTGATGCAGCGTGTGCAGGCGCTGCGGGCGGCATCGAACCCGGCCACCGCGCGCCCGGTCAATATGCAGGGCGGCAGCAGGCCCAGCGGCCTATTGGGGCTCTGAACATGGCAGCACCTGACACCGAGACACAGGCCACGCCTGACTACTCTGGTGCATCACCAGACCTGCTGGCGGCGCTGAAGAACCTAGGCGGCGGCAGCGGTGCCCCGCTCGACTACGGCGCCATCGGGCAGCAGCTCATGCAGCAACCAACGCTGCCGCAGCCGGATAAGACCCCGGTCAGCCGCGGCTGGCTGTCGCTGTTGGGTGAAGCGATTGGCGGCGGCCAGTCAACCGGGGTGATGTCACCGGCACAGTCGGAGGTCGCTGGGCTGCGGGCGCTCCGTGACTTTGGCACGTCGCTGATCGCGGGCTCTGGCTACTACCCAGGCAAGTCGGCGCTCGGGGCTTTCGCGGAAGGGTTCCAGGGCTCCGAGCGGAGCCTGCGCGGATCCGAGCAGAGCGCGGCCGCGACACTCGCGGCGCAGCAGCAATACGCCGCCGGGCAGCAGCAGCAATACCTGGAGCGGGTCAAGGCGGCGCTGCCGCTGCTACGGATGCAGGCCGGTTCAGACATCCCAAATGCGCTGCTCAGCGCCAACACTCCAGCCGTGCCAGGGACCGCAGGAGGCGCTGGCACCCCTACACGCTCTGCGCCTCTGACGCCGTTCATCGCCAAAAACCTACCGACAGGCGTGTCGCCGGCCGAGGACCAGATGGTGCGAACCGTCATCGGTGAGGCTGGCGGCGAGCCGCTGACCGGACAGCAAGGTGTCGCGGCGGTCATCAAGAACCGGATGGCAGCAGGCAAGCAGGACGCGCAGTCCGTCATCTTCGCGCCCAACCAGTTCGAGCCGTGGAACAACCCAGCGACCAGGGCCAAGCTAGAGGGCCTCGACCCGAACTCGCAGCAATACCAGGACGTGCTTAACAAGGCCGTACGTCCGGTGATGAGTGGCGACGCGCAAGACCCGACCGGCGGCGCGACCAACTTCTACAGCCCGACAGCGCAGAAAGCCCTCGGGCGCGATACGCCAAGCTGGGCGGCAGGCCAGACGCCCTCCACCGTCATCGGCGGTCATCAGTTCTACAAGCTGCCGTATGGGCCAGGCACGCAGTTTGCCGGGCCTGGGGCGCCTCCCAGCGGCTCTACGACGACGCCAGCCGCAACGCCTCCAACCCCAGGCCAGACGCCGCCACCGGCCTCCACAGCCCCGGCAGCACCTCCCACGTTCGCTGACTTCCAGGCGCAGAACCCGATCCAGATCACACCGGCCGAACAGGCAACGATGGACGGTCTGGAGCAGGCCAAGAAGCAGGCGGCGATCGAGCTACAGCGTGCGCCACAAACCGGCGTCGATCGGGTCAAGGCGCTGGAGGCATACACCACCGCAGCCAACAACGTGACCACCGCACAGCGCCAGATCCAGAAGGACCACACCGACCAGCAGGTGACGCTGTACAACGCCGAGATGGCGCGTCAACAATCGGATCAGAAAGACGCAGCGAATCGTGCGGCAGCCGTCGCGCTGAAGGAACAGGAGGGTAAGCAGGCTATCACGCTGGCGCAGGCAACAGGCGATGAAGCGCGCAAGACCGCAGCGGCAACGACTGAAAATTCCTACGTCCTGGATCAGCGGAAGCAATTTGCCGCCGATCACGACACCACCCGCAACGCTCTAGGCGATTACCAAATGCTGCGACTTTTCTCCAATGCAGCGGGCACCTCGACCCCGATCGACAACCTGCAAATTGGCGACAAGACCGGACGTGATCTACTGGTGCAGTATGGGTTAGGAACCCAGGCACAGCGCGAGAAGTGGGGCGCACAGCAGGCGTTTGACGCCGTGGTCAACAAATCCATCCTGGCAGCGCGGCAGGGTGTTAGTATGGGGCAACTATCCGATCGCGACATGAACTTTCTGCAGCACATGACCGTCAGCCAGTTGCAAGATCCGCAGACACGCTCCGACATCATCTCCTACCTGGAGCAGTCGGCGTATCGTAAACAGCAATATATGAACCGGGTCGAGCAGTTGTGGGATGGCGGCAAGGGACTGACCTGGGGCAACGCCCGTTCGGCGGCTGAAGCCGAGATGGCAAAGACGGATATCCTGCCGGTTGTGCCAGCTAATTTCAGCAGCCTGCCAGACGCTGACAAGCGCGCGTTTATTGCGAAAAACAATATCGTTCACGGCAGCCTGGTGCGTGGGCCTGACGGCAACCTGACGCGCTATGTGGTGGGTAAGTAAATGGCAGACGACACCCCGCTCGGTGACTTTGTCCCGTTGGTAGCGCCTGGCTCGCGCGAAGCCATCACGCCGGGTGTTAGCGCGCCGGGCGCAGACAATGCGCCGGTCGGCTCGTTTCAGCCGATCCTGTCCACCTCGTTTCAGAAAGTGCCGACCACCGATAACGCGGGCAGCGTCTGGGGCGACCAGGCGCACAAGCTCGGTGTTGGCACACGGGACGTGATCGAGGGCGCGAGTTCACCTGTTACCGGCGTGCTTGATCTCGCGACATGGCCCGGTCGGGTGCTCAGCCGTGCGGCCGGCCTTCCGACAACCGCGCCCTCCGATCTTGTCACAAAGACACTTGACGCGGCTGGGCTGCCTCAACCGGCAACTCCGACCGAACAGAACATCTCGACGTTCAACCGCGGCGCCGCGGCGACGCTACCGAGCCTGGCGTTGGGCGGGGCGCCGTCAGCGGCGGCGATGGTGCCAAGGGTCGTACGGCCTTTCGTGGCAGCGCCGACCGCCAGCGTGCCAGAGGCAGCACGACTGCTGTTGCAGGGCGGCGTGGGAGCTGTCGCGGGGGAGAAGGCAGCAGGCTCCGAATATGTCCCGGACTGGCTCAAACCGACCGCGAATATCGCTGGTGCTATTGCTGGTGCCAGGTTTGCCGATGCTACCGCCAACCTCGGCGCCAAGACGGTCAACGCAGTTCGGGGACAAATGAGCCCGGTCTACGATGCTTTCGTGCGTTCTGGCGTTGATCCCCGGCTACTAGGGACGGTGGCGGGCGGCGAATTAGGACAATCTTTCGAGGCAGGCACAACACGCATGCCGTTTGCTTCTTCGATTATGCGGCCAGCACAGCAACAGACAGTCGATCAATTCGGTAACTCAGTGGAGCGCACAGCCGCTCAACTGGACCCTGCCGGAAGGGGGATTAACGCACAGGCGACTGGGGAGCATCTACAGGAAAGCTATCGCAACTGGGTGGATAATGTCTTCAACGGACCACAGGGCAGGCAGGAAACCGCGTGGGCGCCGCTTAATCAACGCATGGCGGGCGCAAGTGTTGATGCTCAGCCATTTCGTGCTGCGCTCACAGATGCCGCGGCACCGCCAAACCTCGCCAGCATGCCGGCAACGCAGAAGGCATGGGCCTCTGGGCAAGCGCAGCGCTGGCTCAATGCGCTGAACACCGACATCGGCCACGGCAATCTGACGTGGGAACAGGCGCAGGCGATCCGAACCCGCATCGGTGACGCGATGGGCACGCCTGGCATTGCTGACGCTGTCGGCATGCAGCAGTTACGACGGTTGTATGGCGGCCTGGCGCAAGGCATGGAAAACAGTGCCGTTGCGAATGGCCAAGGCACGCTGTTCAGGGATGCCAATGCCGTCACTACGGAGGGGCACGCTTTCATCGAGAATGTCGGCCGCAAGATCGCCAAGGCGAACAACCCGCTGCAGGAGACGGTAGACGCCGAAGATGCGACCAAGAATATCCTGCAGAGCAACGACACGACGATGCAGGCTGTTCGGCGGGAGATGCCTGATGCGGCGGATACGGTCGCTGCTTTCAAACTGCGCCAGGCGCAGACCGCTAAGCCCTCGGTCGCTGGCGCGTATGATGACACCTCGACCGGCTCTTTCCTCTCCAACATGAACCGCATGCGCCAGAAGACACCTGGCGGCTATAATGCGCTCTTCAACACGCCAACGGCGCAGAACCAGCTGGACGACCTGACGGAGGTAGCGCGGCGGCTGCGTGCCACCGAGCGTCACCTGAACACGTCCGGCACGGCCGAGCAGTTGGGGTGGATGGCTTACCTCTCCGGGCTAACTGGCGCGATTGGCAGCGGTAACCTCGGTGCTATTGCCTTAGCTGCAGGCGGTCCACCCGCTGCCGGAATAGGGCTGGGAAAGCTGATGACAAGCCCGCTGGCGACGCGCCTGGCGGCTGCCAGGGGCATGGGGCCTGGGGTGTTGCCCTCTGGCACCGGCGGCCTGCTGGGCGCCCTCCCAGGGGCTACCGGTCAGCCTGGCGGGCCTATCCCAACCATCACTGTCAGGCCGCAGCCCGGTCAATAGCGATGGACCTCCTTGCGGCGCTCATCGTCCTGTAGTCGCAACCACTCCTTGTCGCTGATCTGGCGTGCCGGCGTTTGTTCGCGCTTGTGCTCAATAGGCCGCTTCAGATAGGCGGTGCCATCAAGCACGCCGACCAACTCCCAGTGCTTGCGGCCGGCTTCATTAAGGGATGCCGCCCGCGCCTCATGACTGAGATCGACGAGGTGCAACACCAGGTATTCCCAGGTCGTCGGTCGTCCGTCGCTAAGGTCCATCACATTGGCCATACTGTTTCTCCAGTGCCATGCGGACGACGGTGATCGCGCGGGTCATCCCAGCGTAGAAGCCGTTGTGCTCGGCGCGGTTACGGGGGTCATCCCGCTCCGATATCAGCGCGTCAACGAGGCGATCAAGAAGAGGCGTTGGATCCCTCTCAGCCGTGCGGTACAGCCAGTTGGCCACCAGCGCATACGACGTGTCAGTGCCTCCAGCTATTGCGATGCAGCGCACCAGCGCGTCGGCGGCTTTCAACAGATGCTCGCTCGCTGGCGGCTCGATTGCTGGTGTGGTCATAGGTTCCACCCGTCACAAATCAGTGGTCCACACGCAGGAGCGCGTGGCTCCCGCAGGGCCGCTTGCGTCACACGCAACGCGCCAATGAGTAGATCTATCTCGCGAGGGCCGTACGGGCCTTCCACAAGCAAGCGAAAGTCTGCGTCGCCTAGGCATCCTGCTAATACTTGGCGGATCGGCTTGAAATCGTCACCGGTCGTATTGGGATCAGCCACTGTTGATTACTCCCTCGATCTCGCACTTCAGCACATAGGCGGCGCCATGAGAGATGCGGAACCGCCAGACCGATCCGTCTTTCTGGCCGATTACGAGGTTCACATAGTCACCCTCTGGATGCGCCTCGCCCATCCCGTCAACCGGGCCGCTGGCGTGGATTTCAATCGTCGGTGGCGCTGCTCGCGGTTTTCCGTGTACGACTTGCATTGACGTTCCTCCGAACACGAAGCGGCCGGTCGTATTGGAATCAGCCATTGTTGCTTTCCCTCAGTCTGCGCAAGAGGTTGCCAGCGGTCATGTCAGTTTCCATCACGAGGTAGTCTTTCAGCTCTTCGTAGAGCCGCGCTGAGATCGAAATCCTCTTCTGCCCGGATGAGCAGACACACGTCCTTAGCGGCTGGCGACACCCCCAACACCAGTCCCCGGTCGTGTGGGAATCAGCCATTGCTGCTTTCAACCTCCTCGATCTCTCTGGTCAGTCGTTCGATGAACT